TTGAACTGTAGCAATACCATAAACATCGGTAGCACGTACACTCCTAACAGGATTTCTGTGACCCTGAAGAACTTGACTCCATTTTTCAAAATATGACCTTGCTGACCATTCACCATCATTGAAAGCTGTCAATGTCCAATCTTCAAAAGTTCTGTCGCCAGGAACTTTCAATTGTCGGCCACGGTAAGGAACATCAACATTACCAATAGTAGAAGCAGGAATACTTGCTGCTTTTCCCAAAAATTCAAAATTACCAGTACCAACTGGACTTTTAGTAATTTGGACTTTGAATTGATTAGGTCTTACGCCACCTTGAAACTGGGTTTTAAACTGTGAAATATTACTCATTGTTTGTTACTCCTTTAGTTAAATATATTTATAAGACTTAACCGCCAATTTCTGAAAAAGATATATCAGAACGAGCAGCAATAAAGTTAAGTTGAATGAAGTTAATAGACCTGTTTGGCTTAATAAAAATATCACCAACAAAATTATTAGTATCAATAACTTGACCTGTATTATTTGAAGAATCACAAACTACTTTAAAATCTGTGAGTCCTCTACGTCCCTGTACTTCCCTAAGAAAAGGAGAAACAATATTTACAAATTGTGATCTTGTGAACTCATCATTGAACTCAAATAACATCGCTTTAGCAGCAATTGCGATTGCTTTCTCAAGAACGATAAACAACCTACGAACATTAATACGATCAAATGCTGTCGGGGTTGTCTGCATTGTCTTATCACCAAACAGAATAACTCCAGCTCCCTGCTGTGTCGTGATAGGATTAACACCAGCTTGATATAACTCATCACGCTGTGCCTTATTTGGCTCCCAAGAGGATTTTACAATATTCTTAATTGTACCTCTCGTTAGACCAGCAGGAGAAAACCATGCATCATTGGTCAAATCAGTTCTTGCACAAAGACCAGCAATATCACCGTTCATTGGAACATTAACAAAAACATCACGGTATCGGTCATACTGATATTTCCATGCATTATCCATAACACCATAACTAGAAGAACCAAATGCAGTTTTCTGAGCTTTAATAGAAGTAACTTGACTATTTGTAGCTGCAGATACTACTGATAACTTAGTAGGAGAAACAAATGCAATACAATCCTTACGGACAGAAGCAATGTTATCAATGATTTTTTTACCAGTAGTCGGATCAGCAGGCCCCGCCATAATCAACGATACATCTACAATTTCAGCATCTTCATAAAGAAGATATGCTTCCTCTTGCTGACCAGCCGTAATCAAACCACCAGAATCCCCACCAGCCAACGAACCACCAATAATTTTCTGCGCATCATCTGCAGCATTTATTTTTTTGAAAGTTCCACCCGCTTTTGCTTGTCCAGCAGATCTGCCTAGATCAACTGATGATTCAGTAATTTTCGAAGCTTCTCCCAACCAAACATACTTTGATTCATTTCTCAAAACATTTCCTATATAGTTTGATGAACCATCAAATCTTTTTGCATCAATTGCTTTACTTACATATGAATGACGTTCTAATACATCATTAGCTGTACCACTAAATAACCCATTCTCATCTATAACAAGAACATGCATTTCATCAAATGAACCACCTGAAGCTGCAACATCAGCTGATGTGCCGGGAGCATTATCAAAGCTAGATATGAATAATGCTTGGTCTGGTGTTCTTGAAGCTGCATCTGCTGGAAATGATGCCCAACCTGCGCCATCTACTGCAATTACTTTTAAACTATTTCCTCTTGCACTTGGATATTTTGCAATAAACAATTGATTTGTAAATGCCGCAAGATCACTATCATAATCAGTAGGATTCTGAACAGTAACCGCTGTAGCAGCATTAGCAGCGATATCACCGACTACTGCGTTTCGTGCAGTTGCATCTGTGTTTCTTACTACTAACAGATTATTTGAATATGCTAAATAGTTAGCAGCTGTCCAAAAATATTCTGCTGTAGCAGTATCTGGCTCACCAAATGTTTGTACTAATTCATTCTCTGTAGTAATTCTAACTCTCTCTAAAACTGGGCCCCATTGAAACTGTCCAGCCATAGCACCAATACTTGTTGCAACATTGGGCACTACTGTTGTCAAATCTCTTTCTGTAACTACTACGCCTGGGCTGACTTGAAATGCCATTTTAATCTCCTTTACAATTAATTACATTTTTTATATTAATATATTTTTCATCAATTGCATAATTTAATTTACTGTTTCCCATACTGTTCCATCTGAATCTACTTCATATTCTTTCTGGTTTAATCCATTATCAATAACACCAAAAGGTGTCGTTAAATCTTCTAAATTGTTTAATTGATTTTTGTATAAATTATCTCTTATATTTTGATTACTTAAATCTTTAAAATACTGTTGGTCTATTAACCAAGCAAATAATACCATAGTTATTACTAGGTCATCGTTGGTTCCTTCTTCACCCGAAAAGGATTCACCCATAGCAATAAATGTTGTTAGTTCAGTTATAATATCGTAGTCATTGAATAAGAGCTTATTCTCTTCAATCAGTGATTTTAAATTGGAACAACCTATTTTTTTCATAGATTTTGTTGTTCTAACACCGAATGCAGATTCTCTCTTTGCACCACTACTTAATTGCTGTCCATGCCTACCATACCAAGATGTTGAATATAAGTGCTCATACTCTAAATCGTGGTGTAAAACGTCAGCAACCTGTGAACCAATATCATTTATCTCTATTAAAAGATAGGCATAATTATATCTCTTTCCAACAGTATTTATAATATTAGGAAAGTGTAGGGGTGCTACAGTATTATCACGGTATTTAGCCACTATTTTGTACGGAATTGCAGTAATATCGAACACCGAGAAGGCAGAATAGTCCTGTCCTTGGCCTCTAGCAACGTCAACCGTGATAGTGTAAGTATGACCATCTATAGGCTCCTCATGCACATCTAATCCCTCTCTGGAGAATAATGGTGCATTATACGACATTTCTTGCAATCTTTCAGTAGAAATCAGTGTATTTGTAGAACCCAAAAACTCAGCCTCATACTCCTGTCTGAAAGCATCTTCACCAATAGTCGATACAGTTCTCTTATACCATTCTTGATCGCGGCCTGGAACATTAGACCAATGCACCTTGAATGGGAAAAATGTATTGTTTCCAGATTCAGCATCATTCCAAAATTTATAGAATAGATTAAATCCATTTGGAGTAGATACTATAATAACTTTTGTTTCTTTACCAGAAGAAATCGTAGGGTAAACTGAACGAATAAATTCAGATGCAATATGTCTTTGAACGTGAGCAAACTCATCTAGGAGAATACAGGAAAAAGAAAATCCACGAATTGCACTTGAAGATGTAGAAGAAGCGATAACCTTACTTCCATTTTCAAGTTCCATAGAACCTTTATTCCATTCTCTTAAACCTTGCTGAAGAAACTTGGGGAGATGCTGATATGATGTTTGAATTCTACCGAGGATTTCACGTGCAGTAATTGCTTTGTTAGCTAGAACACCAACAATCTTTTCTTGGTTGAAAAGAATATAATGTAACAACCAACCAATAGTAGTTGTAGTCTTACCAACCTGCCTACCAGTTTTTACAATAACATTTCTATTTTCAGTTATTGCATTTACTAATTTTCTTTGAAAATCATACATCTTAAAAGGAACAAGTCCTTCATCAACGTGCACAATCTTTACATAGTTTTCCAAAAAATAGATAGGGTCATCTTTGCATTTGATGTACTCCTCTATTTCTTTTTTTGTAAACTTATGTTCTACTCCTAAACCTTTTAATAGGTTGTTGCCTAAATAGGAATTATCTTCTGGCATATTATTTTTTCTTTTTCATATCAAGAAGTTTTTGAAGTTCGGAAGTACTACCAATGAAAAGATTATTTTCTGTTTTTCCAGATGGAGTTTTATTACCTTCAACTTCTTTCTTGGTTTTTTGTAATATCAAAAGTTCTTTAGTTGTTGCAGCTAACGAATTCATAAGCTGAGTTGCAACTTCAAATGCTCTAGGTTGTTCACCTTCTTTTGCAATACTTAATAATTCTATTAATGCTTCATTTCCTTTTTCAATTATATTATGATATTGTTCTCTTGAAAAATCATAGTCACTCGTTAAGTCAGTAGTAGTTATTTCTACTGCTGGTGCTTGTTCTGTTTTTTCTGGTTCTTCAATATCAATAATATCATCTGCAATATCTAAAATATCATTCAATGTTTTTACTGTTTCTTTTTTCATATAGTCTCATTATACATCAGTTATTGTTGTAGTGGTTGATGGATTATCATCAGGGTCAGCATCAATTGGTTCTGGTTTAATATCAATGTTAACTTCTTTAACATCTTCATCCTTAAAACTTGTTCCAGCATTAACATCTACTTCTCTAATTATTCCAATATCAGAAGTTGGCCCATATAAATAACCCTGAACTGTAAAGGATAAAGTATGGGTCAATGATCTTCTGGAAAGAAAATCACCTTCATAGTCATCTTCTGTTGACATACTATTTAATATAATAGGGATGTCTCTCTTAATACCAAGTGTAGCCATTTCATTTAGAGTAACGTGAAACTCTGGAGTAAAGTATGGTAAAATCTGTTCTAGTATCTGAGCTCCGTCATCACTGTTTTTAACCATAACAGACAAGTCAATCTCAAAGTTATATGGAACGGGAGTATAAGCACTAACCAAAGTAGTAAGACTAGCATCAAGATTAGCTGTCGCCTTTGCCTTTGTTCCACCACCACCAGTTATAGTAACCCGCGGGGATGTAGTATATTGAGTTCCTGCTAAAACAATTGTTATAGAGGTAACAACCCCGTCTGTAATGGCTGAGGTAGCCGTTGCTGTTACTCCACTTCCTGCAGGATCAGAAATTGTTATAGTAGGTGCTGAAGTATAACCTGAACCTCCATTTGTTATTTCAATTTTATCAAGACTACCAAGAGGTTTTATTTCTTTTATTTTTTTCGTTGTCTGTAATTTTCTTGTAGGGTCATAAGACATTGTTGTGATTTCAAATGATAATCTTGGAAGTTTAATTGCAAGAGTTTCCTTATCTTCATTAATAGGAGCTTCTAACTTTGTTAAGTATTTTTGTGCAGGGCCGTATGAAATAGGAACTTTGAATTCACTTTGAGTAGTTCCGACTGTCTGCAATCCAGTAGGAGCTAAAACTCTTTTTACTGTGATATCATTAAAAACTGTTCCAAACAGGATAACAATATTTCTTATGTTTTTATTGTAAAAATATTTTCCGAACATTATAAGTCTCCCTCACTCCAAGGATCGACTTCGCTGAAGTCTAAAATGTTATCCCCGTCTGTTTCAAATATTTTATTATCGTCATATTCAGTTGAAGTACTAATCTGGTCATCTATTGAAATTAAATTAAGAGCAGTAGTACTTTTATTACCTACGACATTTGTTCCTGAAACAAACTCACCAGAAATCCTATACACATTTAATTTAGTTCCACTTTGACTTGCAACTTTAGCAGTAACAGTAGCAGTCGATAAACTTGCACCCTGAAATACAATTTCACTTGGAGTATATAATGTTGAACCAGCAGTAGTCAGCTGAATTGTAGTTGAATTTTCTCTTTCAATTTTATCAAA